TACTGGATCATCAATCCGGTGCCAAGTGATTCGCTTGTGACCCCGAGTTCAGGGTTCAAGCGCTCTTGAGACAGCAACATGCGGCGACCACCGCGAGTGCGTGCGCGTAACTGCGTGGCTTCGGTCTCTGCCGCTTTGCGTCGTTGCTCATCGATAGCGGCTTGCGTTTCCTTGGCTTTCTGCTCCATCTCAAGTCTGGCTTGCTGGTACTGCGACAGGCCGGTCTCGTATGACTTGACGTTTTGCGAGAGCGCCGCTTGAGCAGTAGCGAGCTGATCCTTAGCGATTCTCGATTGCTCTTCAAGCGACCCAGCCTGGCGGCTGAAGATTGACGACTGCTCTGCGAACCGCGCTCGCATCGCTTCAGCATCTGCTTGCTGTTGCGCCAGCGCTTGTTTCTGTTGTTGCTCTGCTTGAACACGCGATTTACGCGCTTCGTTGGCGGTGTAAGCGGAGCCCGCAACAATCGCCGCTGCAATCCAAAATGGCATATCAACCTCCGATCAAAACTTCATCCAGCTTGTCTGGGTCTGTTTCATCCGTTGCATGGATACAGAACCAGACCGAATCCTCGAGCGCGACAATCCGGTGGTGCTTGCCGGCAGCAATATTGATGCAGGCCGGTGCAGCAAACTCCTCGGCATTGCCATCGATCTCCACCGTCACCCGACCGCTGGCAAGGATGCTCAGGTGGTCATATTCGTGCGCATGGGTCACAGCAAAGTGATCCTTCGGCAGCATCATCTGTCTGGCGTACACACCATCAGAGAAGTGATGCGAGATACCCAAATCAATGTCGACGCTCATATGCAAAAGATTCTATTGGATTTTGAACAGGTTGCAAGACAAAAGCTATATGCCCGATATACGTCATGCAAAAATATCGAAGTCCATCTTAGCCACGGTCATGCCTGGCGATTTGCCGCCTAGGTTGTGCGACCTGGTCATGCGGTTGTATTCGCCGCCACCCAGCATCAGGTAGCCGAATGAATCGCCGATGTGCGAGTGCTCGTTCTTGTTGGGTGCATCGCGGAACCGTTCCTGGCCGGCACCGACCGCAACTCGCTTGAAGTGATAGCCGCCTGCCAGAGCCTTCCTCAGAAGCTTGCAGGAGCGGTTGACGATCAACCCAGGCTTGCCATCGATCAAGCGCTGCATGGGCGCTGCAGCTGACTCTCGACGTACCTTGAAGTCGTTGCTGGCAGTGGGCTGCGCCTTTAAGCCCAGCGTGCGCAGGAAGTCGAACGCGGTCACCTCATAGATCGCATCGCGTGCCATACCAGCAGGGTCGCCCCAGATCATCACCTGGTGTTGTGGGTAGCGGGTATTGAGCTCGGCGAGCAGTTGCATACCGAAGCGCTCGAGGCCCATGTCGAAGGTGACGATTTCATGGTGGATCACCCAGCGACCGTTAGGTAGGCGCTGGCCGATCGTGGCTGCTGGCGTCAGACCAAAGTCGAGGCCGACCTGGATCGGCACATCCATCGATAGGTCAGTCTCACCGGACATGGTCGAATCATCGTACTCAGGCCAGACGGGCCTGCCTTCTTGGACGTAGGTGTACTGGCCACCGGCGTAGCACTTGATCCAATCCAGGTTCTTACCGAGCAGCATCTGCTGGTAGTAGCCGCCTGGCAGGTTGTTGACGTTCTCGGCTGCCGGGTTGATCTTCCACCACTTGCCGGCAGCAAAGACATGGTCGTTAGCCTCGGGGTTGTCCGGCAGGTCGGCAGGATCGACCTCGGCCACGCCACCTGGCTGCTGCCAGAACTTCCAGGCATACTGGCCGGACATCTTTTCTTTGACTGCCATGCGGTGCCACCAGTGATCGTCATCGGTTGGGTTAGTGTCCATCCAGATGCCGTGCCAGGTAGCGCCACCGTCGCGCTTGGTTGGGTAGCGGCCAACGCGGTGCGTCAGCCCATCGATGACCGCCTTGGGGAGCTCACGCGCTTCGTTGACCCATGCACCGGTCAGTTCCAGGGAGAGCAGCTTTCTAACGTCCTTGGGCTGGTCTAACGCCAGAAAGATGACCTCCATGTCAACACCAGCAGCGTCACCTCGAGCAGGCAGTCGGATGTGGTGGGTGATGGGTGGTGTCCACAGCATTGGCCCGAAGGTCGACTCGGGAAACAAGTCGAGCCAGGTCTTGATCGTGGTGGTCTTCAGCATGGGGTAACTGTTTCGCACCACGGCCCAGCGGGTGTAGCGGATGTTGTCAACCGGGGAGGGTTTCTGCTGGATCGCCTTCTTGAAGATCTTGGCTGCGCAGGCGTAGCTCTTGCCCGACCCCACCGGCCCCATCACGCCTTGGACGAAGTTGTCCGACTGAAAGAAGTCGTACACCACCGGACTCAGGCTGAAGTCGAACCTCAAGCCCCCCGTTGCTACCGTCTTCTCTGACTGCTGTTTTGTCTTTGCCACGCTTCCTCCACAAACTCATTTTGATCTTGCGCCAATCACTTGCTCTGACGTTGGCTTCATCCCGCCCTCGCATACAAATGCCGCATGATCTTTGCAACATCAGCAGGCTTACCTGATTGGTTCCTGTAGATGCTCATCGTCTTTCTTTCCAAGCATGGTTTGCATATCCACCGCGTCGAGTTTGTGACCCTAACCTCTCCACCCTCGATTGATCTTGTTGCCTGGCAACTTGTGCAAAATCTAGTTTCAGTCATTGTTCCCCCACTGGTGGTGCGACCACGTTCACATCGATCACACTCGGTTTGTCGTTCTCGTCAGGGTTGTCCAGTAAGCCACTAGCCTTGGCCAGCAACCGCAGCACGCCCACCTTGTCGTACAGCTCGATGTCCAAAAAACTGTTGCCTTCTTTGTCAGTCCGCACAGAGACCTTCTTGATGGCCTGCAGCGCGTGTTCAGGGATCTGGTGCGCCGCCTTGACCTTGACGTTGCCAGCCTCATCCCAGGTCATGATGTCCGTGATCTTGGTGTTGGCCATGCAGAGCAGGGCATAGGACACAGCCTCACGGTTCTGGATCAGCGTATTCGAGCGCTCGAGCCTCCTCTGCACAGACCGGATGCCACCCCAGTTGGTCAGAGGCGGGATGACAGAGGTTTGTTTCTTGCCTGCCATCACGCTCACCAAGGAATGTCATCAGCAGGCTGCGGCTGGTAGCCGTTGCCCTTGGCCTGCGAGTGACCATTCAACGGAGGAGAAACAATCGCCTTCTCCTTGCCGATCTTCACCTTGAAATACTCATCGCCAGCCTGCGTCTTCGCACGGCTCACATCGAGAAAGTACAGCTTGCCATCGGGCAACATGATGTCGCCACGGAAGTCAGCGTGCCAATCCTCGCGCTTGTCTTTGTTAGCAAAAGCAGAACCATAGTTCGGCTTGTGGTTGTATGCCATGTTGTTAATCTCCTAGTTGTTAAACTACCAAAAGCCCCGACAAAGAAAAACGGGGGAAAAATTGTGCAGTACACCCGCCAGCGCAGGTGACGGGGGAGGGGGCAAAGGGTGCCTTTCTGACAACGAACTACCCACCGGCTCAAGCTCGATCGATTGTCCAGCCAGCGCAGGCCAGGGTCGCTTCAAGGCAGACACGTCGCAGCACCCCCGGGTGTCCAACACGCAGACGAACGTATGGGTTTTGTACAGCATCGGATTACAGGCGATCTAAGCCATTTTCCCTGTCCACCCATGTCTACCCATTGCCTCACCCCCGATCGCGCCTTGTAGGCACCTTAAAACGCGTTTAAACGCCATGCGCTCGCAGCAGGTTCTCTGAACTTTGGTTGATCAGGTCATCAGCCAGCAGTGGTTCGCTGGTCGGCACTGCGATGCCTTCGCTGCGATAGCGATCTGCTAACTGCTTGCAAACTGTTTCCAATTCGTCAATCGCTATAGTTCCTACTAAAGCCTTTAGTACTTCTTTATCCTTAAAGTTAACCTTTAATACTTTACTTAAAACCTCGTTATACATACGTTCTTCTACGTCTGGGTAAACCTCTGGAGGTTGACTATCAGGTTGACTATGAGGTTGACTATGATGAGGTTCTCCATTGTCAACCTCTGGAGGTTGACTATGCTTGGCCTTTCTTGCCTTGGCTTCGGCTATTTCTCGCTTCATCTTTGCAACGGTTATGGTGTCTCCTGACTTGGGCATTGCGTACTCCTTTGGTGGTGGTTGCATTGGCTTGATGACCCCTTTGATCATGTCGTGGATGCGCTTTAGACCTTCAAGGTCGATGGTGTTGTCTTGCTCCTTTTGTTGCTCTTTCTTCATGCTCGGTGGCCTTGTATCTTCAATGGTTGAGGTGACTGCGATGGCTGTCTCGGCATCGATGGTCGGGTCGAAGATCACGCGCATGGTCTGGTTGCCGTGGCCTTTCCATCCCTTGCGCATGACCTCGATGTAGCCGAGCTCAACCAGCTGCTTGAACTGCTTGCTGATGGCCTGCTTGCTGATACCCAGGTCTGTGGCCAGCTTCGCGCCTCCGACCCAGGTGATGCCTGCTCGGTTGGTGTAGCTGCAGATCGCCATCAGCAGGCGCAGGCCGGCTTCGTGCAGCTTGCGGTCAGTCACTGCTCTGATCGGCACAATGGCTGCTCTACGCTGATCTGGCAGTGGCTCCTTCTCCTTGACCTTGGGCTTCTTGGGCAGCTTGAACTCCACGATGTTGTCAGGCAAACCCATTCTTTGCCCTCAACTTAGCCTCGATCAGTTCCGCAAACTCGCTCGGCTTCCTGGTTGCGCTCCACAATGCTTTGCGCTCTGCCGTGGTCAGACCTTGCCATTTGCGCTGCAATCTACCTTTCTCATACCCCTCTGCCCAAGCGTTACTTACCTCATGCCGCCACCATTGCTCTGAATGCTTAGGTGGCTTGCCAAACCCAGCCGCAGACCAATCCGGCAATCCTCCAGGCCTGTATGCCGTGTCTTTAACAGTCCACTTTTCTTCGTCGAAATTCCGTATACGGTTTTCCGAATTCCTTATACGGTTATTCATGGCTCTTCTCCGGTCAGCAGCGAGATCCACAGCGCAATCAGCATCGCCAGCACCGCAAAGCCGGCACCAAAGAGAAACATCGCGGCGAACATGTAGCTCATAGCAGCCCCTTGATCCGGCTGATCTCCCAGCCTGTGGCGTCATGCAGCTCGAGGATGCGCTTGCTGGTAAACCCAACGTGACCATGCCGCAACTTGCTCACAAACCCCTGCTTCCAGCCAACCTTCTTGGCAATGTGCGCGTCATTTCTTGCCGGCAACTCTGCGATCAGCGTGTCCAGCAGCTTGTGTTTGGTTCTCACTCTTTCCATTGCGATAC